ATTTAGTGTCTGCCATTATCGTAATCTTTCTAACAAGATTGTTAAATCTACAAGTTCTGTGGGAGTATTTAAAACATAAAACTCTATACTCACATTGTATGCGTTATTATCTAAGTCTGGAAATGCTCTGACTGCAACCAGTCTTGCTCTAGGCTCAAAGTTATTAATTACATCTTCAATTTTTCTAGTGAGTATAACAGCAGTTGTTGGTGTCATTAGTTCAAATAACATATCTCTTACACCAGAGCCAATCTCTGGGTGAAAAGGTTTCTCATAATGATTAAGAAGAACTAAGTTACGAATGGAACGCTTGACTGCTTGGACATCTGTAACTTTACTAATGTCACTATCAGAACTTTTTTTACCAAAGAACAAATCAAGGTCGGTGTACTGTCTTGAATTTCTGTCACTATTGTTATTTGATTGTGCATCAATATACGCAGACACTTATAACTCCTATTGTTATTATTGTTATATTATTTATACGAGTTACTAACCATATGAAGTGTTTACTTCTGTGTATGCTGGAACACTATACCCTGCTGTGTTAAAGATATTTCTAAAGTAAGTGTACTGCTCACCACCACCTTGCCTCCATTCTCTTTGAAGTAAAATATCAAGATGGAATCTACCTTTGTTTGGATTTTGAAAATATGTTCCAATGCCAGTAAATCCAGTATCAATACAAAGCTGTAAAAAGTCTTGCCTTTGCTTTGTTGTAAGCTTTCCTACAAAGATATCACACGCTTTTCCAGTTCTGTGTGGAAAAGAACCTTTAACAGCTGCATTTCTACGAATACCTCTAAATCCACTTGTGACAATTATTCTTGGTAAATCTGGATACGCATCTCTCCAAGAAACTGCAAGCTTGTCTATTAATTGACCTAACTCTGAGCGTATTCTTTTATCTACATCAGTATTCCAATCCCAAAGAGTTGATGTATATTCACTCTCTACAAACGCACCATCTAAATGAGATGAATACAATGCAAGTTTTGATTCACTCTTAAACCCAAAAGGGTCACCATTCCAAGTTTTACCATTGTCAACTGTCTTTTGTCGTAAAAATGCAACATCAGAATTATTTTGGCTAATGTAAGTTAAATTTCTTGGATTATCTAATTGGAAGTTTCCATCATAGTCATTCCATGAGCCAAGATATCTTTCACTTTCAACTGGACTATCAGTAAAGACATCATTGTCCTCTTTTTGCTCGTCTTGTTGCTTACGCAAATCATCAGCTGCAACATAATTGTTTGCAAATCCTTGTGGTATATCTGATGCTGGATAAGCATCTTGAACTTCTGATGTTGGATCTGATATAATAGTCGTAGGATTTTGAACATCTCTTTCTTGAGATTTATTAAGATGAACTGTTGAAGCTTCTAAATCATATTCACCAGTTAAATCTAAATCATATCTGCCTGTGATTTCTGTTGATAAATCTGCACCATAAACTTCAGTAACTTTACCTGTAACATCTGTTCTTTGCGTTGAGCCGTAAACCTCATCTACTGTTCCATGCACTTCTTGCTTTAAGTCACCTCGCACAACTTCTGTTTTATTACCATCAACAATCGTAGTCATATTACCTTGCACATAGGTATTGATATCACCCTCAACTGTAAGATTAACTGAGCCTTTAACATTAACATATTCAGTTCCAACAACAACTTCAAACTTATCACCAACTACACGAATGGACTTTGTTCCGTCTGCATCAACCTCATAGAATGTTCCAGAGGTATGATACTCATGGATTCTTTCACTATTTTCTGTATCATCAAATTCTTTGATATGCCCACTTTCAGTTTCATAGACATGATTCTTTGGATAAACAGATTTGTATCTTGATGATAATTTAAGCGTTAATTCACTTGTTGCAAGCTCACCCCACTCATCACCAATTGAAGTCGTTACACTTTTTGTTCTTCCTTTAGGTGCAGTTGCTTCACTAAATTCCTCATCTTTTGTTTCTAAAACTTTATGCTCTTTTCCAGTATCATTTCTTGCAAGGCGATTTGTATCACTTTCATTTAAGTCATGCCCAGACAAAGTGCTTGGATTTTGAGGATACACTCCATTAGGATCATTGAAACCTTTTAACTTATCTGATATAGATTCTGGAACGCCTGGAAGTGTTCCCATAATCATAGGCTGCTGTTTTTGCCTTGCGTCCATGAAGAATCCAACAACCCATGCACCCTCAACTAAAAATGATGGAGTCTTTCCCATACCTTGCATAGACGGATCGGTAACAGGATGCATGACATGAGCCCATGGCAAATCTTCTGTGGGTATTAATTCTTTATTTTCTGTGTGATATCCTAAGCATCTTACACGAACTCTCCCTAATTTATCTGGATCGTTCCTATCTTCAACAACGCCAGTGAACCAGATAAATCCATCTAGTCCCATGTATTCAGTATTCATAACTATCCTATTTTTTCAAATGTAACTGTTGTGTATGCAAGTGTTGAGCTACCAAGAACATAATTACTATTATTGCTGTGTCCTTTAAACCATTGATAAAATATTTTATCAGTAGATGTATTTTCACATTTAAAAGATGTCACATAAGAGCCAGTTAGCCGCATGTCATTATCTTCAATATTTTGAGTATTATTCAACACACTAATACTAGTAGAATTATTATCTTTAGTTGCTTTTAAAAACCACTGAGCTTGCCTTAATTGAGTACCACTAGAATAATAAAATGACCAATTACCACTTATCTTCCATAGTCCAGTTTTTGGAAAAGAAAATAAGCCACTTGTTGAATCAAATGACATTGCATCACCTTTAGTTGCACCACTCTGAAACTCGCTAGATAATGTAGTTTCTCTACTAAAATTAAGAATTGGTGTTGATCTATCCAAAAAATTACTTGTCAGCCACCAGACATCAACATTAGTTGTTTCAATTGAAGTATCCTCAACATTTGTAAAGAAATCACTTGAGCCGTGTCGTAATGTATTATAATCACTCATTTATTGAATCACCTATCCTTTCAAAAACTGCAAATGTTCTATTTGGTAGAGTTGAATCACCTCTTACATGATTAGTTCCAGCAGCACCCACTATTCCCATAGCATAAAGATGTGTAGAAACATTTGGTATGTCAACTGTCATTTGGCTTGTTGTTACTGTTTCATATCCCTCAACTTCTACATAGGCTCTGTCTTTTAAAAGTCTATTATTTGTAGAACCACCATCAGCGCTGAGATAATGGTAAATGTCTATTATATCACCATCACTGTTTCTTGCATAAATCCACGCACTTAGAGATATAGAGTAAATGCCTGTGCGTGGAAAAGTCCAGTATCCAGTTGTTGAACTAACAGACATTGCAGTTCCCTTATGAGCGGTATAAACATCTCCTCCACTCGTTAAGGTATTTGTCCAATTTTTAAAAAAAGTAGTTCCAGAGTGGTCTGAGTTTAAATGCCAATAATCTATGATTTTTAAAGTAGTATTATCACCACCTCTTTTTCTACCATATCTTTGTCTATCATATCTAGGCATATTACAATTCTCCTATTTTTCTAAAAATGAGATGAGATTCATTTTCATACGCAGTGCTTCCATAGATATTGTTAGTTGACTCATTATTGGATATATACGCTGCAAATCTATCAGTTGATGTATTAGTCACAGCAGCAACCATAGATGGGGATTGTGAAAATTGATGCCCATGGCCTTCTACATAACTCCTACTGTACCAGCGGTTATAAAAATTAGTGCCACCATCAGTAGACCAATAGAAACCAAAATTAAGATCATCTGCGTTACTTGTTGTTTGACTTATTGCAAAATGACCTTCTATTCTGTAAATGCCTTTAGTAGGAAAAGTAAACATAGGGTAAGTGCCTGTGCTGTCAAACTGAATACCAGTAGCTTCAGCATTGCCTGTTGAAGTGTTCTGGATTCTCTTTGGAGCTGTTTGCCCCATCAATCTAACTTCAGTAAGACTTGGATTAGTTGTAGACGAGTAATTAGTTGTATTATCATTTGTTCCTACCTTTTCCCAAGTCTGAGTTGCAGTTGAGCTGTTATAGGCAGCTTGTAAAAGAAATACATCAACTAATGCTTGATTTGGAGTTCCCCACAATCTTCTTCCGTATCTTTGCTGATTATAATTTGGCATACTTTTTTTTCTCTTTTTTTTATTTATTATTTATATTCCATAGTAATATCTTAAGATAATTCTTAATCCTATGAAAGAAATGAAAAGTGGAGTGCATGCCCAAATCCAAAATACCCAATGATGCAATCTGGATTTTTTTCTACTCCTATGAATGTTATTCATTTATCTCTAGTTTTTGGGGGTAGGGCTTTATTCATATACTGCAAGAATTTAAGTGATTCTTGCTGAGTAGAGAAAAACTTTACTGGGCGCCCGTCTGGAACTCCCTCATTTTCATTAGATAAAGTCATCTCCCAAAACCCTAATCTGTTTTGATATACGCACCATTTTTCTAATTTATCCCTCATGGGATTATTTATATTTTTGAGGTATCCTTAAATTGTTTGCGTAAGAGTTTGGTATGGTGTATGATGCAAAAGATTTTGATTGATAATTGTAATCATTGTATATGGGTTTTCCATATTTATCTCTAGGTATTTCTGGTGCAAATGTATACTTTTTCATTTTATAAAATCTTTTAACGCTCCTATTTGAACTTGTATTTCATAAATTAAATCTTCAAGAGATGTATTTTCTGTGCATGATTCAACTGCTAACTCATCTAATTTGTTTTCAATCTCATTAATCTTATCTAGGAAAATTAAGACTTGCTCGTTTGTCATACTCGTATTTAGTCTTATCCATATTTAAATTCTTTTGATGCAGCTTCATTAAGCAAGTCCATAATGTCTTGCGTAAAGAACTTCTCTGGCTCATTGTTGATAGTTTTTGCGTATTGCTTTGAACCATCTGGTAATTCAATGCGAGTAGAGACTTGCTTGAACATTCCATACTTTAACGCTAAGTCTAACAGTCCGTAATACTTATCCAATCCTTTATTATAGGTTAGGCGAACATCAACCATTTTATTTTCTTGCGTTAATCTTGACTTATGATTCTTGCAATGAATAATATTACCAATCACCTCAGTACCATCTTTTTCTTTTTTCTTTGAGAGATACACAATTGACGAAGCTGCGTATTTCAGCCCACTTCCACCGCCCATCTCTTTAGTGGGAAACATACTCCCAACTACATCATAAGTATGATTCGTGATTATCATAGGGATTTTCGCTTTGCCGAGCTTGAGGGTTAGAACTCTAAACGCCGCTTTTAGAACTTGCGCTCGTGTCATGTCACGAGTTTCTTTGCCTGAAGAAGTATCTTCTACCTCTTTGGTAGTGGATAACATTCCGAGAGAATCCAAGCACATGAGCATGGGGCGCTTGTCTGCTTTCATTATATAGGTGTCTAATACTTTGAGTGACTGCGTTCTGAACTCTTGAACTGTGGTAACTGGAAGTATTACCATTCTTTCTGAGTCAATTCCTCTGTCAACCACCATCTGCTTGGTAATCGCAGATTCTGATTCAAAGTATATGACACCAGCATCAGGATTACTATCAAGAAAGTTTTTTACAATAATTGATACAGCCCGAGGTTAGGACGTTTGCGATATCGTTGCCTACAATATTCTCTATTGAGTATGCGTCATAAGCACTTGATCTTCGGATAGTAGTTGTGATCACCATAATCGAATAGTCGTAGTCGTTCCCATTACAGAACTCTACAAGGTCTCCGATCTTTAGGTTCTCAAATTCTTCTTTTGTCATAACGACCCCCTATTGTTCGACAGTTTCAATTGAGTTTTCGTTTGCTTCAAAGGTGTAATCGTATCGAGCCTGATCACCATACTGCTCCCCAAAGCCGCTACGAGCGGCTTCTTCTGCTAACTGCATTGCTTCTTCTTCCGAAGATGCTTCCACCTCGATCTCACGAGATTCAGATACTTTGTAATCGACGAATACTATCATTTTATAAGTTGTCATAGCAACCTCCATTGTTTGTTGTTGTGTTTATAATGTAATGTGTTTTGAATGGTTTGTCAAGTATTTTTATCAACTTTTTTCAAATATATTCCTTGTATCGAACTTTTCGAGGGTGGATTCCGATTTAGCCATTGAATCTCGTATATCGTGTGCTTTATAGGCATTGTCCTTAACACCACCTTGACAACAATCCCTAACTCTATTGGCTTTGTTCCAACAAGTTCTACGAGGTCTCCGATCTCAAACTCTTTTTTCGTTCTTCTACTCATAGTGCTCCTTTGTGGATTGGTCGCCAACAAGCAAAAAGTTGTCCATATACATTTTTGCTTGCAAGCCTTGTTGGAAATTAAGCCATTGAATGTCCATTTGTCCATGCTTGGGATATATTTGTAGCACAATCGCCAAATATGAGGGTTTGCGTTCCCAACAAACTAAATCGCCTATTTTGATAACTTTTTTAGGTGCTTGTGTTGAATCCATAGTGTTCTCTCCGTTTCTATTTCAAATACTTGTACTCTGCGAATACTCGCTATCATTTCAAACCCAGTGACGACACACAGGGTCGGTTTCCAATCGTGGGATTGTATTTGTACTAAATCGCCTATTTTGAGTTTTTGCATATCACCTCCAATGGTACGAACTGATCATAACCAAATGCACCTGAACAGTTTGGAAACCGAACGTTAGCGAGAG